AATACTGACTAGCAAGAGGTAGTTAGCCAACATGCCAAACGATTTCCTAGTATAAGCAGCCCAAGCATACATGGCACAACCAGAAATCCATATAGGATAAAGAGCCAGTAAAGGCGGAGTGGGGACAGTGACTGCCATAGTGATCGCACAGCCAATACTAATAGCCCAAGCAAGCAGCTCAACACCAAAGCGAAACTTATTAGACTTCCAATCATCATGTATCCAATCGAATGTAGGTTTTAATAAATCATTCATGCATTAATTATACTATTATTGTTTGACATTGTCAAATTTTAATATCATTTTATCAATCTAGATAGTTCTGGAAACACTTCGGCCCAGTTTAATCTACGTCTATAGTCTATGGCATCGAGTGCGTCAATCCAGTTGAAGTTGTCACCATTTGTACTCGTTTGAATAAACCGTCTAAGACGTTCAAACTGAGGACCCATGGGTATAATTTCTAGCATGGCCGCTTTAACATCGGCAGATACTGTGTCAAATGATAACTTCCCTATTGTTAGTTCTGGAGCTAGTATATAGGTAGTATTATCCTGTCTAAGCCCATTGAACCAATCAACTAGCTTAGAAAACTCTAGGGCATTATGTACGCCGAGATTAGGGGCTATATTAATTACTAGCTGTTTATCAAATAGTTTGCCAAAGCTAGCTACATTGTTGGCTACTTCAGTCCAGTTTAATGGATAGCGTATGTATTCAAACTGTGGGCCTACAGCTTCTACACTACATATCAACATTATGCTCCTACATTCGTTCCAAAGAGCTACATCTTCCTTAGTAGGCATGATGCTACAATTGGTGTTGACCACCAGACTCAACTTATCTAACGAGCCCTGCTGCTCTTTAACTTTGGTTAGTATCTTGTTAATATCTGTGCTTAGGAACGGCTCCCCCCCGTTGAAGTAAATCTGTGTTAACTTGCTAAAGTCCACGTTAAATTCCGGATCAGATTTACGTATTTGATTAAAACTGCGAAAGCCAACGCCTACAGTATTAAACTTTTCGTCCTCTGCGGCCCAAGCACTGCTCCAATTACTTCCACAGGTAATACATTTGGCATTGCATAACGGAGCAACATTATAATGCATTGTTAATAACTCAACTTCATATGGATCTTCTGCCGGGTTAGCGATTCTTCTTTCTCTACTACTAGGCACACCTGCATCTTCTTTGCGCCAACAGAAGTTGCAGCTACTAGGTCTATTGCCTTTATTAAACTCTTCACGTTGGTTGGTTAGATATACATCTTTATGAAAATCAATTACAGATATTGCTGGCCCTGTTTGGTTAACACAACAGGCGCTTATTTTAGCTTGATTATCAGGTTCGGCAGAAACATACAGTCCCTTATAAATTGCCGCACAATAGTTAGATTGAGTCAAGATATGCTGAATAATTAATTATTCTTTTTATTAGCTAACAAGTTTAACAGATTTTTAATTTTTGTCAAGTTTTTGTATTCCAATATATTGTCAGTCATGCTATTAACGCTGTCTAATATTCGCTTATGGTACACGGATTTTAGAGGAACAACATCCATCTTAACAAAGAACAAACTGGTTTCGGAATCTATTTTGGCAGTGGTTTGTGTTTCAGATCTAAAATATAAATCTTCCAGGCCAACGGGGTCAATTTCTTTTTTGTTGTTAGGATGATTACTTAAATCAGGATTGGTAGTTATAGTCCAAACCCACCTGCGAAAACTCGCTTGTTCACACATTACTCTACTGATACCAGGACTGGCTTTTACCAACAGTTCACTATCTGCTACCGGTCGATGAATATCTTCTAAAGTCATACCCAATCGTTGTGATGGGATAAAGCCGCTGGGAAAGCAAAAACAAATAGCTGTTAGTTTGCCTTGATGCATGACAGCAACATCTTCCTCCAGTCGTAGTGCTAGATCTTGGATTTGATTAGAGTATACACCGCAATATCTTGCAGCACGTTCTACGGTAGCTTCTGATCCTGCTATCTGACCAAATAAATCTGTGTTATACTTTGCTAATTCTTCTTTTTTCTTTTGTATTATGTCTAGATCAGGAGAAGAAATAAAAACAGGTCCGGTATTACGAATCATATTAGGACCTGTGGTATACGGTGTTTTTACAAAATCAATCTGCATGCCTAGTCAAAAAGTTAACCCGCATTTTCTTAGGATGAAAATATTCATTGACTACCTGTTTTGCAACTTCAAGATCAAATTCTTTACAACTGAAAATATCAAAGTAGGCTGTGCCATCTAATTCCATAAAATGACCACTGATGTTACTAGTAGTAATTAATTGCATGAGACTATATCCCTGTTTGGGATCGCCTGGTAGAAGATATTCGATGATAGGTTCTCCGTGTGCAGTCATATCGATACGTGCCACTAACTCTTTTACGAACTTGTATATGTTATCACGATCTTTTACGGCAGCTATGTCACAGCCGCTGCAATCTAATAATAAATGATATCCCCAGTAGCTCATTATTCAGGCAACCTTTTAGTGACACCCAGAATCATTTCAATCTCGTTCCATTCTTGTTCGTGGTCTTTCCAATTATCTTTGTGTGCTATGCGTATGGCCTTGTTGATGATTGAGGGTTTGATCTGTAGTTCTTCTGCGACAGCTTTAACAGTTTCTTTGAGACCTTCTTGCAGATCTTCAAGCTCACGTAGTACATTTGAGCCTTCAGTGATTAATCTTTCTAGTTTGGCTTTTTCTTCGGGACCGTACATTTTTGTCATGTATATTGACTCCAGTTTATGTATTAATTATACAGGAATAAAAAAAGCCAGTCAATGAATGACTGGCTTAGGTTTACCAAACGGTTGAATTATTTTTGAGCTTCACTGAGCACGTCGTACATTTCAAATACACCGCCGTTGCGCTCATAGATTAGACCAGCATAAAGTTCTGCTTTCATGCCTTCGCCCAGTTTGCTGGCAGCTACACGAGTAGCCCAGTTGAACAATGACTTGTCTAGAGGATCGATCTGTTGTTGTCCGCCGCTTTCTTGAACCAGTTGTACCATCTGCTTGAAACTTAGTTTTTGTTCTATTGATTCTTTCACCGGACGCTTTTTGCCTGTTGGCATCATCTTTGATTCATTCTTTTTGCCGAAGTATTTTGCTTGAGCAGCACTCATACCTTTCTTAGCGCCGTCTTTTTTATCTTCGCCTTTCTCTCCAGCAGCTTTCTTCATTGGTTCTTTCTTGTCACCATCTTTGTCGATGTCTAGAAAGTCTGGCTTAGATCCTTCAGCCATCTTTTCTTTCTTGGCCATCTTCTTTTTCTTATCTGTTTCTTCTTTCTTGGCCTCAACCATCTTCATGAATTTGCTTTTGAATTCGGGTTCTACACTTTCTTTCTTAGCTTTCTTTTTGGACTTAGGAGCATCTTCATCATCATCTTCAGGTTCTGCCTTGCTGCCACCATAGTTCTTGCCAGCATGGTGTTTGACGCCTGTAGCAGTCTTTTCTATTGTGCCACCTGTAGAACTAGGTTTTTTATCGCCAGTTTTCATTTCTTCTTTGACATCTTCTTCTTTCTTTTTCTTGGCTTCAGCTACATAGGTGCTTTGTCCTGCTAGCACACGCAGAGCAGCATCTTCGTTGAGCTGCACAGCTTTGTCTAGTACGGGAGCAGCTACCGTGGAGATCTGATCATCCATTGAGCTGATTTTAGTGATAAGTGATTTAAAGTCCATAATCGATTCCTTGTTCCTAACAGTTGGTAATGTATTTATCTTTTTACTGCAGAGCCAGCACCAAACAAACTAGTGCTTTGATCTAGGGCATTTTTGGCCGTGCCGTCCTTGTTTTTAGGCTGGTGAACCTTGGGTTGTGGGGGTGATTTAGTACCTCCAGGGCCCCCCGGCTTGCCTAAATAGCTGGTCTTTCCTCGAGCTTTTCCTGGGCTAATATGCGGATTTACCACAGTACCTATGCTAGCAGCTGAAGTAGCACCGGCAGTAGCTGATTCTATGATTTCTTGTATTTTCATAGTATTATTTATTTTTTTTGGCTCTACCGGCTTTCATGTTAGCTAGCCAGTGTGCCATACGTGCTTTTTCACCTGATGAATTTTTAGCTGTTTTTCTTAGGCTGCTAACGCTGGCTTTGGTATTAACACCACTGCGTTTGGCAAGACCTTTGCGTCCTGGCTTCTTTCCATCTGCGAAATTTTCGTTGGCTTGCCGGCTCTGTGGCATGTGATCTTTGCCGTAACTGATACGACTGCCTGTGATAGTTTCTATAGCAACGTGCAGTGCTGTTCCGGATAGATGTTTACGCAGCCATTTCTCCGCTAGATTGTTGATGATCTTTTCATTGGCATGCACACGGCCGCTACCTTTGGTACGATCATGTACATAAGCGTGGCATGCTTCGTGTGCTGCAATGGCAACATCTTTAGCGGCCTTACTTTCTAAATTTGGAATATTGATACTGCCACCGGGCCCCGAATCTTCAGTGTCTGTAAACATAGGAGAAGCACTGCTCTGATATACATAGTACATACCTGGCTCGATTTCTTCTTCATCGTCCGTTACACGATTTTTGCCTAATATACTTTGGATAGTCTCGTATGCAGTCCACAGTGTAGGAGCAGGTGCACCACCCACTCTTGTAGTTGGCAACATGGGTTTATCTTCGGAATCAAAATCGCCATAACGCTGACGCAACTCGTCGTCACTGGCTTCAGCTTCTTTAACATCGTCGAACTCTTGCCCCTGAAGTTTTACCCCTACTATATCCTGTACCAGTTTCCATGCCAATCCCTTCTTACCTCGTTCTAGCAGTTGTTTGAACAGAGTTTTTTGTTCTTCATCAGCCATGCTGAAGAACTTGGCCAACTCCATCATGCCTATGTTACCGGGATAAGATGCTTCGTGCTTAATGCTTTCTCCGCCACCACCGTCACCACCTGATGACCCACCGTCTCCGCTGTAGCCGGTATAGTAGCCATAGCCCCCATAGGGACCTGGACCGTATGCAGCCCAACGTGGTCTGCGCTTACGTTTTCTTTCAACAACAAATTCATGAGATTTCATACAGGTGAATAAGGATTGCGTGGACGATCTGTACCGTCATCTTCTGGGTATACTGGATAGGGGTTCATACAGGACGTTCTCCTGTGAGATACGGTAAACTGAACCATAATTGGAACCATTCTGGGGTACCTGGCTTTATGTTGTGTTTTTTCATAAGCTCACCTTTTTCATTGCCAGTAATTGAGATATTGCTCCCTTCGTAAGGTTGATAACCTTTGAATTCTGTAATACCAGCTAACTTTTTGAGTTCGTTAATCTGCAGATCCGGCATAATATTTTCCGTCTTTTCCTAGAGTTACGGTAACTGCGCTTAACCCTCTAACACCAACTAGTGTTGCTGGTACTTTAATTTCTTTTCCGCCCTTTGGAGCTGCCTCAGTTCTTCCAGCAAATTTATAAGTTTCGCCTTCGTATTCTATAGTATATGCTGCTGGCCACTGTGCTCCTGAGGTATATCTACTGCTTAAAGGAACTGCATCTTGTTTTGGTATATCGGATTGAGACACCTGAGTTGCGATTGGTTTACCAGTTAACCGGTTAATACTAGGATCTCCATCACCCGACACTCTAGCCGCAGCATTCCCTGCGCCTAAAGCCATAGCGCCTGCTAAACCTGCTGCCGCTAATTTTTCTTTCCAACCCTCATCTATACTTTCAGTGGCTTTCTCACCAGTTTTATAAACTTCCCACTTCTTACCAGTCTGTTCTGATTTTCTGCGAGCCATGTCTTTGAGTCTATAGTATTCGCGTTCTTCTTCCGGACTGTCGGCATAGGCACCATATGGTCCAGGAAACACTTTCCATTTCTTACCATTGATATAGATAGCGAAATTATTACCAGGCTCTGTGTTGCCTTCATCCCAATCTTCTGGATCGCGAATTCTTTCTGTAGTTTTTCTCATACTTGGTGATACAGCAATAATAGAATCAGGATCGACTCTAGGTTCAACCGTTAAAAACTTCCAACCCGGATCAACTACGATTTCAATATCGCCTCCGCTGTTAGGGAACGGTTTATTATTTGCGTTCTTAATTTTAACCGCATCTTCGTCAAAGTCAACAGCAGTGACTATAGAAGGAAACTTTTCTCCTCTGCCCGTAGTATAGACTACTCGTTGGCCTACACGGAAATCATTGCCGGTTGCCTCCGCCACACCTTGATCATAGGGCTTCTTATGCTTAACATCGCCCTGTTTCTCAGCTCGCTTCTTGTCTTTGTGGACCCCAGCACCAGCAGTCTTAGAATTCTTAGCCACAAAGTTACGTGGTTTTGATGCGGGTATAAAATCTTTTGCTCTCATACAGTGATTCCTCTAGACCGAGTTCCGCCTTTGCGTTTGATTCTACTGAGTTCATCTAAAGCATGGCGAATCTGTTCCATGTTCATTTTTAATTCTTCAAACTGACGAGCCATTATTTGCCACTCGCTAGGACTAGCGCCATCAGCACGACTAGCAAGATCCTTTAATTGGCCAGCAGCACGTAGCATGCGATATTTTAATTTTGCAGGATTGGCTTTGTCATGGCTGTGAATCATGGGATCCATGGGATCTGCGGGATCCATCTCAATAGGAGCTTCTTTAATTGTGCCTTCATTTTTTTTGTACAGTGGAGATATAGACCTTACAACGTCTTTTTTCATTTGATATGATTTGAAGAATTCTTTTTCTTTTTGACTCAACGGTCTATCGGTTTTAATTTTAGTCAGAATAAATTTAAAATAAGCATCGTCATCTGCCAATTCGTTGATTGTGCTTTCGTTGATGCCCATACCGTTACGTACCGCTGAAAACAAAGGTTTAGCAAGTTCTCCTGCACCTGTAGCTTCTTTGAATCCTTCAAAGTCGTTGTTGGCAGCAGCAGCTCTAGCACCGCTGGCACTGACACCCGCTACACCTTCAGCTCCATCTTCACGTTCCCCACTGCTGACGAAATCCAGCACTTCGAAATCGTAGAATCCGTGTGCCTTGCCTTCAACACCGTTGTACTGTGTGAGAAGACTTTTCATATCTTCTAATCTATCACTGCCTGCCACAAAGGTAGCACTGTTATATCCCTGCTCATGTAGGTATGAAGCCACCTTGCCTATGGTGTTAATGCCAGCATTATCGACCACATCACCGGCGTATTCAGGAAACATTTCTTTGATAAATTTGATTTTAGTGGCATAGTCTAGAGGATTTTTCTTTTTATCCTGAGTCTGGCTGACAAATATCCTCATGTCGCCACCTTGCTGCTTCATGGTGTCCAGTACCTGTTTGTGTCCAATGGTAGGAGGATTCATCCTGCCGAAACAGAACGTCACATGTTTTGCACCAGCTTCAAATAATTCTAACAGCAGCATTAGTCGTAGTCGCCTTTTTCAAGATATTTTTCCTGCTCATCAGCAATGCGTTTTGCTAGGTCTATGAGTTTTTCTTTGGGAAACTTTTTTTCTCTATCATCGATGTCGTATTTTTCGCAGTAATGATCCAAACAGGTTTCGATAGGTCGTATATAAACTTTGAATACTCGTGGATTACCTTGATGTTCTTTGTGTCTTTTCACAGCAGGAAAGAAATATTGGTTCAACATAGCATCGTCGTTGTCTATGAAGAACTTGAGATCGTCTAACCAATCAATTTCTTGTTGATCATCTTTAGGTGCACCAATAGCACTCCACATTTCTCTTAACAGCATTACCAGCTCCTACATGACCAATAACGTGCTTTCCAACGTGGACCTGGATTTTTGCAGTTATGACGAGCACGGAAACTTTTTCTACGTGCTGGATTACTTTTCTTAATACGCATTTTCTTATCGCCGAAGTTTACCTTGACAATATTGCCGTTAGGCTTGCGTACATATACTTTGGATTTCTTAACATCGCCAGCCATTTTCTTGCCCAGCGGAACTTCACGTCCTTGATACTTGGCTTCATCTACATCACCTTCTTCCACGCCTTGCGATCTATAAACTCCGTCTACATTCTGTTTTGGTGTGCCACCGGTGGCCTGTACAACAGCAGTTAATAAATCGTTGAATTTTAATTTAGGATTAATTAACGCATTAGGAACAATAGTTTGGTCGCCATGTACTAGATCAACATCATCAAAGTAAAGTGGAGCATTTTTTTCTAATCCCGCTTCTTTACGTAGCCAGTTTGTGAGTTTCTTTTGGTCGCCATTTTTTTCGTACCATTTAGCAACATTATAACCGTGTGCCGAACCTTCCGTCACGCCTTCTTCGTACTTCTGTGCTTTCATGTAATCACGGGCTGTGTCGATGTAGTCTACGGCTTTGGTGATCTTGCTCTGTACCCATTCTGGAAGATTGTCATCTGCTTGTAGAATGCTGTACAATTCTTCAGCGGCACTGTCTATAGTACGTAGATCATCCTTGGCCATGTCGCCTTCACGATCATACTCTCCGTAGTTTACAGGATCTTTGGGATCTTCAGGACCGTGGTCCTCCATTTTAACGCAGTTGTCTACGGTCTTGCCGCCTTTCTGTTTGGTGCCCATGCGCTTGTAACCTTTCCAACAGGCTTTGCCATCGACACCTTTTTGTTTGTCTTCTACTAATTCGCCCTCTAAAAACTCTAAACCCTCATTGGTCAGCATATCTATGGCAGTGTCATCCAATTCGATTACAATACCATCTTCTAGAATGTCTACAATTTCTGTGGCGATTTCGTGATCTTCAGAAAAACTAATGCCAAATGCATCACCTATCTGAAATGATTCTGAAAATCCTTTGGCTTTGGCTTCTTTTTCGAGATCAGCCTTGCGTTGTATAATTGCTTGGGAAATTTCTGGATCTTTGTTGGCTGTGGGATCTGATTCTAGATCGTCTAGTGCCTGTCTTTTGGCTTTGAGATCGTCCTGATCTTTAAGAGCTGTTTCGTTGACGATAGCGTCTAGTTTGGATATAAGGTCTCTCATAGTATGTTCCGTAAGGTCATACTATATTTATCGAAACTCTATCTCTAATAACTATAACGGATTTCTGTGATCGTGCCTTCTTCCAGCTGGTAAGCAGCACGGATATACACGAATTTGCCTGTGAATGTACACGCAGCGTTATTTGTTAGGGGGGTACTATCAATAGCGGTCAATGTTACATCAGCACTATCATAGACTATATCAAACCAATCCGCATCACCAGGATACAGTTCTAGAGTAGCCTGTATCTTGACGGATCCTTTGAAATTATCAAACTCAAATACCGCGGTATGGACTCCGTTGTTGTTTCGGTAGTAACCTGCAGCTGGACTTTTGGCAGAATATTGATAGTTGGGATACTGACTGTTATCAGCAGTAGCGGCCAGCAGTACACGAGTTTGATTGGACATCAGTTATTTATCGGAGATAACAAAGTTGTAGATCTTGCCCACCACTTCGGCATTACGCAGCTTCATCATTAACAGGGTCTGATCATCTTCTACCAACACATATCTGCGATCCCAGTTCCAGTCTGTGGCCAAAAACCATTTTTCCACAGCAGGTGTGCAGGTCACATGTGGTATCTGTGTTTTTAACCAGTCGATATAGCGTTTTTTGCCTGGACGATCGTTGGCCATTTTATGTGGTAATAGATATACCCTGTAGTTGAATCTATCTTTGGGTAGTTTTTTTACAGTAATAGAGTTTTTATTTTCGTTAAGTATGTCTATAGAATCTGTTGAAGGCTCGAAACAGTGTTTTAACTGAGATCCAAATTTAATAATTGCACCGTTATAAAAATCTACATCATTGGTGTACAGATCGATAGTGTTACGTTCTATTCTTGTGGCGTATTGTGTCTTATCATAAACTTCTAAAAACTCACATAGGACTAGAATTTCCTCACGATTATTCCAATATTCTAGTTTGTATCGATATCGGTCAATTTCGGGTTCAGGACCTTTACAGAAATCTTTGATTGCATCAATGGTATGCAATCTCAGCATTGTGCAACCTCTGAGATTTACAGTAACCTTGTACAGCCATTTGCCGTAGAATTTATGATTGGTGTATTTGATTTTCTGGTTCTGCATTTTTTCCAGCCTCTTCTAGACTCTGTTGTGCTTTCAGCAATTTGCGTTCAGCTTTGGTCAAAGGTTTAGGCAATTCAGTTACAACAAAATCTAGTTTATCATCTACGATATCTACAGTAACACGACCACCGTTAACTAGATCTCCAAACAGCACTCTGCGACTCAGGGGTGATTTAACTTCATTGTCTATCAATCTTGCCAACGGTCTAGCACCCATCTTGGAATCATAGCCACGCTCTGCTAGATATTTTGCTGCCTTGGCGGTCAACACTATCTCTATGCCTTTGTCTTTGAGTTGTGAATTGAGATCTCCCACAAACTTCTTAACAATCTGTTCAACCACTTTGTGGTCTAGCTTACCAAATTTGATAACAGCATCTAGTCGATTGCGGAATTCAGGCGCAAAGAATTTCTTAATGGCTTTGTCATCTTCGTCGTCACGCTCTAGTGTACCAAAACCTATCGAGTTACGTTCGTTGTCTGCGGCTCCTAGGTTACTGGTCATAATAAGGATGCAGTTGCGGCCATCTGCTTGCTTACCATTTGAACCTGTGACAAATCCATTGTCCATGAATGCCAACAAGATGTTCATGACATCCGGGTGTGCTTTTTCTACCTCATCTAATAATAGAATGCTGTTAGCATGCTCTTGCAGTTTGGTAATCAGCTGTCCGGCATTGTCTTCGTAGCCCACGTATCCCGGAGGAGCTCCGATCAACCGTGCTACAGAATGTTTCTCCTGATATTCACCCATATCAAATCGAATCAACTGCATGCCCATCTTGTCTGCTAGTTGTTTGGCAGTTTCTGTTTTACCTGTGCCTGTTGGACCAGAGAATAAAAAACTACCAATGGGTTTGTTAGGAGCTTTCATGCCTGCCTGACTAACAAAGATTTTATCCAGCAGTGTTTCTACTGCACGATCCTGTCCATAGACTACACCCTTCATCTGAGAATCTAAATCACTGAGATTCTTTGATTCTTTTTGTGCCACGGTTTCTAAAGGCATGTTAATCATTTTACTCAACTCGTAAGTGACCTGTTCAATGTCTACAATCTGTGGTACACCTTCCATACCTTCATCATCTTTTAGTTTATATCTGGCGCTGGCACAATCTATAATGTCAATAGCCTTATCTGGCAGTTTTTTATCTGCCATGTATTTGACACTGAGTTTAACTGCCTGTTCTATAGCAGCATCTGATATTTTTACATTGTGATGACTTTCGTAGTATTTTTTAAGTCCTTTTAGAATCTTTATAGACATTTCTTCAGACGGTTCTTCGATAGTCACACGTTGGAATCTACGCATCAGAGCACGATCACTTTCAAAGTGTTTGCGATATTCTTCCCAGGTAGTAGATGCTATCAGCTTAATTACACCCTTGGTCAGTATGGGTTTCAGCATGTTGCTCATGTCGTTGGAACTTTGATTAGCTGCTCCTGCTCCCTGCATCATATGTGCTTCATCTATGAATAGAATAATTTTGCCTTTCTTTTCCAACGCTGCTAACACTGCCTTGACACGTTCTTCAAAATCACCTCTATACTTAGACCCTGCCAACATGGCAGAAATATCTAAGGTATAGACCTGATGATCTTGTATGAATTTAGGAACCTTCTTTTCATGTATCTTGCGAGCGATACCTTCGGCGATGGCAGTTTTACCTACTCCGGGATCTCCTACCATCAACACATTGGCTTTGTTTCTACGAGCCAACACCAATTGTATTTTTTCAATTTCTTCATCGCGGCCAATTACTGGATCGAGTTTGCGTTGTTTGGCTTTGAGGCTGAGATTGGTGCAGAATTGATTGAGAATCCTATCGATCTGATTACTAGACACCTGTTTGATTTCTCCTTCAACATCCACAGACTCTGGTTGTACTATGTTTTCTTGGAAAAATTTAACAAACTTTTCTTTAGTGACTCCGCCTTTTTGTAGAAAGTAAAAACCAAAACTGTTCTTCTCACTGAGCACACTGATAATCACGTCAGCCACTTCCATGCGTTGACGTCCACTAAACAACACCTGAGTAAAACAGCGATTCAGCACACGCTCTACTGAATTAGTTTTTTTAGGTTTATAGTTTTTTTCTGCGGTCTTAATGTCGTTGAGATTGTTTTTTAGATAATGATCGAGATTGGTTTTAACAAAGGCAGCGTCTGCCCCAAAACTTTCTAACAGAGTGTAGGTTTCTTGATCACTGATCATAGCATATACAATATGTTCTATGGTAATGTACTCATGTCCAAGACCTTTAGCCAAATTGATAGAGTTTTCAAAAATGTCTTGTAGGTGTTTGCTGGGTTCTATCACTGTTTATATTCCCTGTTGTTGTAATTGTTTAATCTGTGCTCGTTGATTTTCGCTGAGATTCTGTGGCACATGCACTTTTAGTTTAACCAAAAGGTTTCCTCGCTGTCTATTTCTCATGTTAGGTAAACCTTCTCCTCTGCAACTCAATACCGTTTCTGGCTGTGTGCCAGCTGGCACAGTGATGTTGAGTGTTTTATTGTCCAGAGTCTCTATAGTTAACGAGGTACCTAACATAGCATCCCAAACAGAAATCTGCTGTTCTAAGATCAAAGATGTATGATCTCTGTGAAATCGAGCATGCTGTTTGACTAACACATTTACTATGAGGTCTCCAGGTCTAAGACCCTGTATGGAATTATCTCCCATACCTTCGTAGCGTATCTGCTGACCATGTTCTATACCAGCGGGAATCACAATGTTGATCATCTTGTTCTTACCGCCAGGTATAGAAATCTCTGCATTGAGTTCCTTGCCCTGTAACACATCCTCTAACGTAATTTCTATAGTGATATTCAGTGTTTTATTTTTCCTTAGAGGTTCTCGACCAAATCCACCTCCGAAGCCAAAGTTTCCGAACAGATCATTTAGATTGCCTGTGCCAAAGTGAAACTCAAATGGATTCTGTTGGCCTTGATGGTGAAAGCCCTGTTGATTGGGATCCATACCAGCATCAATCATTCTGCGTTTGTCCGGATCGCTGAGTGATTCATAAGCCGTAGAAATTTCTTTGAATTTGGCCTGATCACCTCCTCGATCGGGATGATGTTTCATAGCCATCGATCGATAGGCTTTTTTGATTTCGGCGTCTGTGGCGCCTCTTTTTAATCCTAGGGTAGCGTAATAATCCATGTTTATAGTATACAATAAAAATAGGACTACGTCAAGTAGTCCTAAGTATTTACTACAGATTTACTGAACAAGAATTATTTTTTTACTGGTACTGCTGTGCCTTCATGCTTTTTATGCACTTTGACTTCTTTGCAGTTCTGCTTGGGTTTTTTAGTTTTCGGATCTATCACCGGTTTTCCATCTTTGCCCTGTTGATCCACACAGACTTTTTTAGTTTCTGGTTTTGCATCTTCGGCACCATACACAGGCATAGCCACGGTAAGTGCGAGACCTAGTGCTAGAATAATATTTTTCATATGTGTTCCTTATAGTTCTGGTTGATCTGGTTGCATAGGCATCGGCTTACCTGTGCTACTTGTCATTGGCCTTGCTGGCGCAACTGGTGTTGTACCCCAACTCGGTGCTGGTGCAAAACTTGTGCTTGAGGCTGGTGCTGCAGAACCGAAGCCTCCTGGTGTTGCGCCAAATCCTGGCGACGGTGCACCAAATGTTGTAGTAACGCTTTGGGATACCGGTGCGAGCCCGCCATTGTTTGCTCCGTTTAATTTTTCTTGTGTACGGCCAAATGCTGCAATGCCTAATACAGCTCCCATGGCGATGTGGAACAATCCTGCACCTTGCAGTGTTAATGGATTCCATTGTGTAAGACCTGTTCCTACAGTAGTTTGCAATAAACTCCACAATACTGGAAATACAACCATGTCCATGGTACAGACCAGCATGTACATCCACCCCATCATTGGACGCCATTTACTGTTCATCCAATCTTCTTTTTTCTTTTCTGATTCGCTTTTAACTTCCTCGCTCATATCTTATTCCTTTTCCGTTATTGCTTTTTAGCCAGCATTGCTTGAATCTTTTCTTGCATGGCCTTAGCCCAAAACGGTTGTGGAAAGTTCCAACCTACAAATGCTCCAACCGCTATCCATAATAAAATATCTAACATAATCTGCTCCTAGTTGTTGTTAAAACCAAAGGTATAGGCCGTTCATACTCAGCACTATACCTAGTCCTGCTACGACAAAACTACCCCAGAACATTGACATACTAACTGCAAGAATACTTGCGGTCAACACAACAATGGCTAACTGATATGCTGTATTGGCATATGCAATCCAAGGACTAGATTTCTTAGCCACTTCTCGCTCTGCTTCCATGGCTCTTGCTTTGATAGCAATTTCTTTCTTGTCAGCATCCATGCGTTCTGCTTCTGCTTTGAATTCTTTCTTTAACACAGGATCACTAGTTGTTTTACTGGCAATTTCAAAACTTACTAGACGATTGTTCTTGGCTTGATACTGTGCCCAGGCATTGTTGGCACCTAGAGTATTACTTAATACTGTGCTGGACAGTTTACCACCATACCAACTGTTGACTGCTAAGAATAGTGCAAATATAGAAATAACCATACCTGCCTTGTCTTTGATTTTGGCTTCTCTTTCACTGCGAGAACCCGGCGCTGGCTTTGGCGCATCGGGATCTTTAGCTTCTTTTGTGAATATTTTTAAAACTGAATCTGTTACACTCATTACTGCGCTCCTGCTTCATATACTATTATTTAACTGATTCGAAGATTTTCTTCTGGTCTCGGTACCATTCCTGCCAGGCCCTTAGTTTTTCTGCGTTTTCGTGGCAGGCTCCGTAGTTTTCGACGACGGTGTCGAGGAGCCTACTGGCTTCAACTCCACTGGGGGTTCCATCAGTTGCGGCGGCACGCTCGGGAATTTCATTACGACTGGCGCTGTCGTGCAAGCTGACAGTAGACTTAGGCAAAGTACACTGAGCATCCAGTTGCTTACCCGCAACTTCTTTGATAATTTCTCTATTGACATATACATTTTCCTTGACGACTTTAATCTTTGTAACAACTCGTGTTTCTATCACTGTGTTAACCTGCTGACTTTTTTCTTCTGCGATTTTAACTTTTGCTTCTAGTTCTCTTACACGGTCGCGCCATAGCATTTCTGTGCCATAGCTGCCAAACATATATACTCCTACCATTAATACACCTACTCCGATCAGTTCTGATGGTAACTTGTACTGCGACATCAAAGGAATCCATGCCACTAGTTTGCTGGCCACATACAGTCCTGCTCCTAGGATCATCAATACATAGGTGATCCATACGAAAAAACTATCCGGGATAAGACTTAACATCCATCCTAGTTGAGCCATTAGTGTGCTCCGAAGATATGCAGTGCGTGTTCGTAATGTTTGATGCGATCTTCTAGACCAATAGTACCACCGTTGATGCGTTTGGTCAGCGTGAGGATATCTCCTGAGTCTGCCCACTTGTTGAGATTGTTCTGTTCCCAAAAGAAACAAGCACTCTGTACAGCACCTTCAAATGTCTGTAGGTATTCGGATGCTTCCTCTACAGGTACATCTATACTGGCTGCAAAGAATGTATAGTTGTCTTTGCCGGTAAGCTGGATCAGCCCACGACCGCAGTAGCGCCAACCATCGCCGGAATCTTCCGGACCATTGCCCATCCTATTGGCATAGACTCTGTTGGCTATGCGTTCTGGTTTGTTGGCATATGCGGCTGCGGTGGCATCGTCTGGAAAGTATTTAGGAAACACCTTGCGCAGACTGGCGGCCTTGTAGTTGAGGTTCTCTTTGAGAAAAACAAATCCACCGCTTTCATGAGCGCATTGCGCTAGGAAAGCTGCCACACGCTGAGGAGTGTTGATTTCATATTCTGGAAGAATGCTAGAGATAGCTTCATACCATTGTGACACATAGGAATTCCGTGGAATCATTTCTTTCAACTGTTCTTGAGTAAAGTTAAATGTAAAGCTCATTGTTCTGTCCTTTTTAATAGCATAGACCTTGCGCCGTTGTTGAAAACAAAATTTTCGCCAACTTTATTTATATGGTAGTCACCTAATACTTTAGTAAGCCAAAACATTTCACTGCTGGCTGCCTCGTCTACGGTATAGCCATCGTCTATGCCTTCTAGTATAGATTCTGTGGCACCGTCTTTGACTATCTGTAACTTGATAGAACGATCAAATGGTTTGTGGATGGTAATGATGTCACCATCTAGAGTGAGATCATCCATTAAAGTTTTTGTGAAAAAGTCACGCACACTTTCTGTGCGCATGCGATCCATTAGTCCTTGATAAGCAGAAGAATTGTCAGGAATCTTTTTCTTTAGATTTTCTTCAGTGGCTTCGTGTACTTGATTTTCTTTATAATATTTAAATTTTAGATCATCTAGTCCTGTGAGTTTTTTCACACCGTAGGTGAGTTCTTTGATCTGCTCAGACAGTTTAGCTGTGCGAGCTATTTCTACAAACACAGAGTACTCGCCGCGGTTGTCTTCGCCGCTGCTGACATCTGCGTCTAACACAAAAGCATATCCCTTCTCGATAAATTCCATTAGATCCTTGGCCGGTGAACGATCGTTGACCTTGAAACTGATCACACATACGTCTTGATCTTCACCCATCTTGGATCTAAATGAATCTACCTCAAAGGTTGGATGAACCATTTCTTTGAGATCGTCGGCTCTGAGACCTTCGTTAAGCTGCTGGTGCTGGTTGTGCATTTGCCATTTCCTGTGCTTGTTGTTCTGCAGGATCAATCTGTGCATTAACTCCTGATGCACTGACTATGTCCTCTATTTTGTTCTTGTCTAGTTCTGTGTAGCCTCGATTGATATCGTTCATTAACTTCTTAGGCATAGTGATTTTGATCATCCACACAGGTTCCTGATCGATCTTACCTTTGCGTGTGCCCGGGCGAATGTCATCCGGAGTCTTGATCTTGCGCACTTTTGATATAGCGGTTTCAGCTACCTGTACCTTGCAGCCGTACTCCAACAGTCTTTTTCCGCCTGCAGGCTCCGGCATGTCTTTTTCGGGCCACATAAATGTACATTCCACGAAATATCTGGATTCTTTAGGACCAGACACCAGTTCTCCGTCTAGCCAGTTGTCGTAGACATAGACATCTAGTTCGTCGATCACACGTTCAAAATCCTTGAGTAAATTCAAGCTGTTATTAGAACCGTAAACCTGTTCTATGTTAGCTATCACGTCTTTAATATCTGCCATAGTATCTCCCTTTGTATTTATCGCCAAAAATCAAACATAACACTTTACTTTTCCCACCATTGGTTAAATACACATGTGTTCGGCTACGGACACTACGGTTAGAGGTCCGTGCCTAACACTTACAGGAGGGCTAACCTTATATGAAGCGAAAAAGAGCGCAAGTACAGCAAAAAGAGCAATATGATCCACGATTTCCAACTAACGTAATAAATATTGATCATAGATTAAATGAGAAACGCAAAAGAGTACAGATTTATCCCAAGAGTCTAAGCCAAGAGACTTATCTACTTAAACTAAACGACCCCAACAAGATGATTGTATTCGCTATCGGACCAGCCGGTACGGGTAAAACCATGCTGGCGGTTCAGTGGGCCATAGATCAACTCAAATACGGATCTGCAGATAAAATCATTGTTACTCGACCTGCTGTGAGTGTTGATGAAGAACACGGATTCTTGCCCGGGGACCTAAACGAAAAAATGGCCCCTTGGACCAAGCCAATATTTGATGTAATCGCAGAAAATTTCAACGCCAGAGAGATAGAAAATTTTATCAAAGAGGGGGTGATAGAAACCAGTCCGTTGGCCTACATGCGAGGTAGAACTTTTAAAAATGCAGTGGTCGTAGCTGACGAAATGCAGAATGCCACACCCAGCCAGATGAAAATGCTGCTGACACGATTAGGACAAGGTAGCCAGATGGTAGTCACCGGAGACCTACAACAGGCTGATCGTCCTAGCAACAACGGCCTACTAGAATTTTTGGGATTGTATAATAACTTCCAAGGCCACAGATATGTGGATCTAGTAAAATTTGATGTGCAAGATGTAGAACGTCATGAAGCAGTCAAAGAGATATTGTCTATCTACGGCGACGCTTAAACTTTAATAAGGAGATACAAGGGGTCTAAGGACCCCTTAGTCGTTTACAGGGTTGCCGTCAACATCCACTTCTAGCCAGGTATAGTCTCCCAACCATTTTACACGACAAATGTAGTCATAATTATCTGGTGCACTACTAGACCAATCATCGGGACCGTGCTGAGTTAGCAATGTACCACCGCGGCGTGTGTCGTTGGCCAACCAATATATCTGTCCATGATAGGTCTGGAACTCATACTTGGCTGCATGAACCCAATCGGTAATTTCTAATCTACGTTTAATACTCGCTGCCTGTGTCTGTAGAACTGCTACCAATTGCATGATACGATTGTATTCCTGTTGCCCGTGCATGCGGGCCACATTGACCATCACGTCTTTCTGCTTCTCGATAGGAATCAGGTCAAAAGCAGGAGAGCCTACCTCTGTGGGATATGGAGTTACATTCTTATTAAAAAACGCAACTAGACTGTTATCTATCTTGGCATCAAAACTTTCTCGGCCTTTGGCCAAGTTTGATTTTTCATCTGACATTTAGTTTAGAAAGTTTGATCAATGTAGCAGATAGATTGATTTCGCTGTCGGCACATACCACATGATCTATCAATCCCTGTTTGATTAGTAGCACTGCTTTATCTTGATTTTCCTCGGCACCAAAGATCTCAAGATTCATATACAGCCAACGATATACTTCGATCATTTCATCAGCCTGTATCTTACCACACAACATCTTACGAGCTTCTGTAATCTTACCTGCCTTAAACAGTTCTACCATGTCAAACTTCCATTCTAGGGTACCTGTATCGCTTTCGCTAGGCATAGTTAGTTTGCCCTGTGTGGAATGCTGTTGCAGAAGGTTGAGACATTTACGCAGATCAGGATAGGCCACCTTGACATAGTTGTCTAAGGTGTCGAGATCAAAGTCTATGCCTTCTTCGACCAACACAGTGGCAGCTCGGGCTGTGTATTCAGTTTGATCCAGTTTGGTAAAATGAAACTGTTGGCAACGACTGTGAATCGCAGGTACGATCATATTGGGAGTATTACAGGTCAATATAAATCTACTGAAGTTAGAATACTCTTCCATAACACCTTTGAGAGCATCCTGCGCAAACGGTGTCAGTCGATCCGCTTCATCCAGCAAGACTACTTTGAAAGGACCAAAGGGAATCATACTGACAAAATTTGTGATCTTTTCTTTCATGAGATCTATGCCACGCTCACGGCTGGCATTGATTTCTAGAACATCATAGTCCTCGATACCGATCTCACTGATCAACAGTTTGGCCATAGTGGTTTTACCTATGCCAGGAGTACCACTCAGCAATAGATGGGGAATGCTTTTTTCTCGAATCCATGCTTCTACCTGCTTGCGTTGATTGTCATCACGCCAAACATATTCACTGATTTTTTTCGGACGATATTTCTCTACCCATAGTTCTTTCATTTTTTCTCCACAAATTCTTTGAGATTAGGGGGTGTCCATCCTAATGGCTTTAGTACTTTGCCATCTTCACGCTTGCGAACCTTGCCGGTTTCGTGATCAATTTTAGCAAAGTTTGTCTGCATAACTTCTTTCCATGCACCTTCTGCATCTGCTCCCATTGAGTGAATGGCACCAATAGTGACCACTAAGATGTCAGTTAGTGCATCTAATATTTCCACACTGTCGCAGTTATTGATCGCTTCTTTTAATTCTTCGGCTTCTTCGTCAATTAAATTAACGTAGAGATTAAACTGACTATGATTCCAACTGTCTACTGTCTGATCACAGGCTGTCATGAATTTCGCTTGATCGCGAAAGGGGTTAGTCATAGTATCTCCTTAAGACTTTAATATCTTAATGATACGCTTTTTTTCCTGTTCCTGCAACCAGTCCTTCTCCAAATCTCCGAAGTCTGGAGATTCTGCCAATGCAGTGTCTACGATAGATTTGATTTGATATAGATCCTGCTTGGCATAGAAGGCAGTGAATCCGTCGTTGTATGGACTGCTGCATTCTCTAGCCAGAGCATGCAGTTGAGTTGATATATCTGCCACGTCCCAACTTTTACGGAAACCCATTAGCTGATCTTGGACATGTTTCCAGGTAGGAAATCTTGCGGACTGATGTTCATGCTAGATCCATTGGAGAATTCTTGACCTATATAGAAATCATTGGGCTTTTGATCTGTGACAGCTATCACAGCAGAAACTTCAACTTTCTGGACTTCTTTGACGCTTTCACCGTCGTCGATCTTGATCTTGCGGGTCCAGCGACCGTGTTCAATCAGTATCCATTGACCTGGCTCAACATCCAGTTTACAACTAGCACCTACTTTATAGACCTGTGCCCAACGCGGTTTAACACCATGAGCTTTGCCATCGTCGCTGTGGATCACTATACCTGCAGCAGTTGTCTGCTCCCCCATGTCCATACCGTGCACCAATATGTCTTGGCTCAACGGTCGGACCTGCATTTTTCGTGCTTCGAATGATGTAGTCATAGATTACTTTTTATTACCACGTACTGCTACTTCTTCATGCTGAGCACTGGGATTCTGCGCATAGAAATCCTGAAGGACCTGTTCCCTAGTACGGACGATTTTGCCACCTTCACCTAGCTCATCGCCACGAGCATTAACTCGCATGTTGCCGACAGCTGGTGTTTTTTCATTGCGTAGAGATAATTTCTCCATGTCAATCTCTTTACCTCTAACACTGGTATAAGTTCTACCCATTTTGTTTCTCCTTAAAGAATTCTTCTATTGGTATGTTGTATTTAATCGGGTCTATCTTATGCACCCCTATGATATGAAGCACATAACTGGCCACAGAACTGCCTCGACCTACTCCCCAAACTACATTGTTGGCTCTAAGAGTATCCACGATGTATTTCATGGTTCGCAGCATAGGAATCATATCGTGTTGGCGAAACAGTTCTAATTCTTTGTTTAATCTATCTCGGTTCTGGATAGGACACCTTTGATATAACCAATCTTGTATATCCACGGTCCTGTAACTTTCAGGAATAAACCAATATGTTGGATCGATGTCTTTTGGAGGGACGGGATAATGCAGATGTTCTTTTTGAAGTTGATCTATGTATTGACTTAGATCATCAGAAGTTTGACAATGTTCCAGTATGTCCGGACCGTGTTTGAGAATACCTTGTATCAGTTGTTCAGTGGAGTTATTAATCAACATTGATCAATTGACCTAGATCGCTATCTGTGCTTTTCATTTTGTCTGCATGCCTTTTAGCAAGTTCCTGTCTATATATTGTAATGAAAGTTGATAGCTGTGTCAAGAGATCTCTACTGCCCAAACGGGCCGCTGTGTGGTATTTTTTGTTCAATTCGATCAGTTTGAGTTCAACATCCTGATCTTTTAGCAGGCTCAAATCACTTTCTAAAGGATGAAACATTAGCTGTATGCGCCTAGATAGTTAAGAAATATAATGGCTTCGCTGTGTTGCCAAACTTCGATGATCACAGGATTGGTAGCAGACGTAACAGTGAGACTGCCAGGAAATCCTGGGGACTTTTTCAACACAGTACTACCTGTTAGAGTGAATGTGATGGTCCTTGCGGTACCATCGCCGTAGAGTTCAAGAGTAGCTTTACCTACCTGTCCAAGCCCGGTTACATCTACCGCAGCGGTAGGAAACTCTGTTAATTCAATAGCACAGTTAGTACCAAACTTTATGATGTGATACATGGCCTGTTTAAAACTGACCTCCTGGGTTCCTACTATTATTGTAGCACCATAATCTTTTTTACGGAAGTATGCGTCTTGTAGAGTGATAGCAGTGGCCACATTATAGTTAAAATCACTGTCAACGTCGGTGCGGGCCACATTATCCTGTAGATCTTCAATTTCAGTTTTGGCTGCTGAAAAGTTGGTTTTTATGGTATCAAAGTTATCTCTGAATACCTGTGTATCATTGTCCTGTCCAGCTACAGGAAAGTTTTCATTTATTGCTGCGAAATTGATAAGGCTTGTCAAGGTAATTTTTCTCCACGTTGCGGAAATGCAAGGTATTTATCATCTATTTCTCCGTCTACAATATCTATGACGTATCTATCTGCTACGAAATCAACGGTTTTAAAATCAAACCCACTAGCCCGAATTCTGGCCAAAACATTGATTGCTGTGCCGGGATTACAGTAGCACAGGGGCAGAGCTTTTACATAACCTGGTTCGTATGATCCAGCATCCTGTATGCTACGCATCCAGAGAGGTAAAAATTCACGATCATTAGCACCAGTGTCGGCCATTCGCCTACGCATATTTTTTAAACTATTTGGAAATATTCTTTGATGATCTCGGTCACTGACTAATGGTATATCACTGTCAATTTTTATGCTGTCATAGCTGATAAGAACAGGACTATTAATGTTGTTAGGTAAATTTACCGTGCCGCTGATACTACGACCATCTTTTTCTAAAGGATCAACAATGTTGACATAGATAACTTCATATATAGTTTCTTGAGTTTGTTGATCTTTGGCTTTTGCCACACCTAGATCTCCGAACTGTAATCTCTTGCGATAGTGATTTCTGCTCATGCTCTGTACATAGCGAACAGCTTCTACACTTTCTATACCTGCATATACCAAGATCTGTAATGCGGTCTGCACACCAAAATTTGAATCACCGTATCTATACAAATCACTGGGTTGGAAAATAGTTACGTCTGTGATAAAATTATACCAGGCTAGTCTTTTGCTCTTGGTCTGGAAGGCTTTAACATATAGATTAGCGAATGTTTTAGTGTTTTCTGCTACAACTGTTATACTAAAAGTTCTGTTAAGAGTAGCGAAGTTCACACTGTCTCGAGCTCGTATAGTGAATGTAAACTTTTTGTCAAATCCTGTTACACCGCCGTCGAATGCACCGGTGAAATCTTTACTCAAGGTGGAACTGTCCTCTGCAGGTGCTAGACTGTCTACACGTTCATAGAATCTAGTCAGGCCTGGACCAGCCTCATCTGCGAACTGTTTGACCTTGCCTTGGATATCACCCGTAGGCACAAATGTCAGTCCTGGCGGCAGTGTACCTGATACAAATTCATAACCTACCCTACCACCATACAACAGTGTTTCTGCTTGAACATATTTTTGACTGGGTTGGTTAGGTTTGATAGTTCCGAGATCACTGTCGGTGATCCATGCTACTGCGCTGTCAATTTCGCCTACTATTTCCACGGTGAACTGTTTGTCAGCGGTTGAAACCCCCGCGATCCAGAATTCTACATCTGTGGGCAGTCGATTGCGATGTGCCACAGTACAGATATAGATCAGTCCTAGATATATCACAGCATCATTGACTAGATAAGCGGTGCTGTTGTTCCATGTGCCTTTAAGTGTATAATTAGAATAGGCCAAGATGCTGGTAAAATTAGCAGCCCGCATAGTAAAGTTATAAGTTCTTGATACTCTGGCCTGATAGGGCACACGTCCCGCTATTTCTCCAGTGACACTGTCTAGAGCCATGCCTGGGGGAAGTTGACTTAGTGATCCGTCTGCGTTAGTGGGTAATAGAAAATATGTTATAGTTCCAGTCAAAGTAGGAGGATCATACACATCTAGAAAAATAGTTACGTAATTGTTGGCTCGGAATCGCCCAAGATCACTTTCAGTAATCCATATAGGAGTTCGATTGCTATTAGCATCTGATGTAAACAGATTGGTATCGACCTGTACAATGGAGTTATCTGCCTGTAAAAATTCTTCAGTTACCACATAGATCTTAAACAATCTAGTTTCTGTATGTACACCGTCAGTGACAGCTACAATAAATGTGTAGATTCTGCTGAGTCTTCTAGGTGATCGGCTGGGCTCGTTGTAGTCAAAATATTGTGAATCATAGACAAATGTATCAAACCCGTTGGATCTAGCTTCAACGAAATCTAATGGAGCTACATCCAAAGGTGCCGTATCGTAGCCTCCAGATGCATCTCTAAGATATTCTAGAGCAAATATAGGATCAGTGAAACCAGAAATTACTCCCGTTCGGCTCAGAGATAAACCTGGAGGTAGTAGTCCGCCGTTAGGTACTAGATAAAATTCCAACTGATCACCGGCGATTAAATCTGTGTCAGCGACTTCTAATTGAAAGTTAACCTGAGCATTGTCTAAGACAAAGTAGGCTTCAGCAGGACCTATGTTAAGGAATCCTTCTTGTGTTAACCATATAGGAGCATCCGATCCGTCCACTGTCATGCTGAAGGTGCGGTCTTCTATGTCTACACCATCAGAAGCTCGGATCACAAATTTACTGGTGGTGTAGACCTTGACCTCAGTAGGCGAACCTTTAATAGCATTATTGTTGAGTCTGAGACCTCTAGGCAGGGCACCTGCCAACAGTGTCATGGTGACTGCGCCAAGATCGCTAGTGGCAGACAATGGCAGATCGACTATGATACGTTCGGTGAGTATGCCTAGACTGCCAGCGGGAGTGATCCAGGTTATCATCTAGATTTCACCTTAAACAATGCTGCCGCAGTCTAGATCAAATCTGCCTGGCAGAGTAATTGTGCCAAAGTCCATATTAGATGCTGCGAACAGCGCCTGCATGGAGTTATTAAGAGTACCGGTGATAGCGCCAAAATCATATGAGGTTAATATGTCTGTGACAGGTATAATGGTCTTTATTGACAGAGTAGAATTAAACGCCGTGACCTCAATGTCTTTGACGCTGGTGGTAGACCCCGGAGCTGCCGTACCTGCTATAGTGATCTGTTGATGTGTGCTGGCTAACATCACCCCGGCGTCAGTGTCTATTCTGATAAATGCATCTGGAGCTGTGCTGTTAACCACTATGCTGGTGTCTGTGTCAGTAAGCAGCATTTTTGTACCGCTGACCAGTTTTTTAAATCGCAGTTCTGTGCCTGCCTTTTCTTTAAACACACCTACGCCAGTGTCATTGATGTTCACAGCAGTGATGGTCAATTGCGAATTTAAATCACTGAAGTTAGCATTTACCTTTTGAAAAGCCGTGCGTAGATCATCGCCTAGGCCATCATTTACCACATTGCCGATATTAATTGTTTGAATTGTCATAACACGCTCTCTTTAGTATATTTACCGTTTATTAGCATCCAAATCATGCAGGAGTTTTGCAAACTAGAAAATTGAAATTATTAGTATTTGAAGTTCCAACATTGGCCCCTGTAAAAAAATTAACAACACGCCCAGACTCTGAAGTCCAAATATTGTAAGCATGACTTGAAAATACCCACCCATAAACACTTTGAGCGTCAGCATAACTGAGTACTGATGCAAGACTTTGAATTTCCGCAACTGTGGCCGTTCGCCATGTGCCTGCTGAAAAGCCTAGACCTGTGAAGTTTGCGGCGTGGGTTTGAGCTGCTGCATAAGTTCCACCTGTGGTCATAGGAGCCCATGTCAACCCAGCTAGAGTAACATAGCCTGCTGGTAGCAGTGAGAGACGACGGCGTCGACCAAACTTGAATGTGCCTGTGAATGAACCCAGCATGTTAGAATCCTGTTAGTTGTCCCAGCACTGTGTAGGTATCAGTAGCTGTGCAGATAATGCTAAAAGTAACCACATCAGTTCTGTTGGTGCTCGGTGTTGGTGTGGTATTGCCCTGCCATTTAATAGCATGAACCATGTAGTCTATCCGAAACGCACTAGGGTAGTAACCTGTAGCACCTTGTTCTATAACTAAGGTAACTGAGGTGGCATAGCCACTAGATAAATTTAGATTAAGAAAGTTTGCTGTCCAATTGGCATCTGGGCTTGTGTGATAGAATATGTGACCTAATGAACAATCGTGTGTTACTGTACCTGTAGCATCTGCCTTAGTTTGTAACTTTTCGTGTACTCCGTCGTCTATCTTGAGAATACCTGCGACCTGTATACCACCCGGAGTTTCAAGATTGCCATCTTCACCAAACTGCCATCTACGCAGTGTTGAGTCTGCCAAGTTGATGTCAATGTTGATATTGCCGTTGCTCTTGATATCGCCGGGAATCTCTAGATCACCATCTGTGCCAAAGGTCCATCCGCGAGCAGTCTCACCACTGTAGGTATATATTTGAACATCTTTGTCAACAGCACCGTCTATGACAAATGCATTTGAGCCGTCAGCGGTGGCAATTGTGGTGCCTTGTGGAAATGTTAATGCACCAGCATCGTTAAACTCCCAGTGATTGGGTCCAGGGCCGCTATTGGCACCTGTTGCTATTCTAACACTACCTGGACCTCCAGAATTTACATATACAGCCGCTATGTTGCTGGTATAAAAATTTTCTAGATCTTCTACCCACACCAGTTGAACTGTGCCATTTGTTCCTTGTGCTACAACACCAAATGCTGTGTCCTCGTTGGCTATAATAGCATCTGATCCCAGCAATGTGCCAATACGGGTACGACCACCAGGCAGTGTTAACACACCATCTGATCCGAGGCTCAATGTGTTGGCACCGTTGACTAATGTACTGCTCGGAGTGTTTACTTGACTGCCGCTGACTGTTAAATTACCATTAGCATCTATTCCTACCGCTGTGCCACCAATATAAATTGTGTTGTTGCTGACATACAGGCTGCGCCAAGGCAGTGTGCTTGAGCCTAGATCGCCACCAAGAGCAGTCTGTGGCAGAATGTCTCCACCCACTGACAGGTTGCTGGAGACAGTAGTTGCACGATCAATCACAATACTTGAACTATCATCAGTGCCGATAGTACTGCCTACAAATGTTAATGCAGTATCTTGTCCTGTGTCAGCAAGCCCTACAGCCTTGTATAGTTCTGTGAAGTTAGCATTGACTTTTACAAAGGCAGCTCGTAGGCTATCGCCTTTCTTATCATTAGCTGTGGTGCCTACGTTTATTGATTGTTTTGCCATTTGTCGCTCCGTTATGCCAATGCTGCTATTCTAGTCTGGAAGTCAGCAAAGTCTGTGCTTGCCGCCGTTATAGCTTGTAATTCAGTTAAGTTGATAACTCTACTGCCTTTTACAGTTAACCTTTCAGCTACAATGATATCGTTTTCAAAAGTAACGTCTGTGTTGAATGTTGTTTGTACATCTACAATAAGACCTGATGAATCACTGGTTGAAATAGTGCTGTTAATAAATTCTAATGTAGATGTATAGAACAATTCTTTGGTACCAGAATCATACACTACTGGTCTAGCAGAACTTGTTGTTGATCTAATAGGATCAATATAAAGTCCTGCTGCAGATCCGTTTAATGCAACTCCACTGGCATTTAAAACTATACTGTTAGCAGATTGATTAAGAGATCCAGCATACAACCCAATAGCGATAGAACCGGCTCCTTGATTGGTTCCGCCCGCATAAGGTCCTATTGCCACTGCATTAGTCCCCTGACCATCATTACCAGCAAATGCTCCAATGGCCAAAGCCACGTTGCCTTGGTTAGTTTGTCCTGCGTATGCACCTACAGCTAGAGTAGTTAATCCCTGACCAGTATAACCTGCGTACGGACCTATGGCCATTCCTGATATACCTTGATTGGTATGACCCGCATACGGGCCAATAGCCATAGCTCCTGTGCCTTGGTTTGTTGCACCTGCTAGTGATCCTATTGTTATAACTGCACCACTACCTCCAGTAGATCCAGCTAGGTATCCTAACACTATTCTCGGTTCTGACGTTCTTAATGTTGTGGCTTCAATGTTACCGTAGACTGTGGCAGTGTTGCCATCTATGATCTGCGAACTATTATCTGCAAATACCGAACCAATAAAGTTACCTCGTAACACACCAGCCACAGCATCTACCATCACAGTTGAGTCATCAGCAAACACCGAACCTCGTAGATCAAACACTGGATTGACTGTGATAGTTAGAGTATCTGTAGCAGGATCTTTGGTAAGCGTTATTCCTTCACCGCTGGTGATATTCAGCACGTCGCTGACTGCATCAGCCTGTAATCTATTAGCACTATCACCATTGACTTCAATCTGGGTGAATGCATTGACCGCTGGTGCAGAGTTTGTGATAGTGACATCACCTGTGGCAGCATCTGTACTCACGGTGATACCTACACCTGACGATATCGTGATCACTCCGGTGTTGGTAACTCTGATGTTGTCACCAGTGCCTGCAGTGATATTAATGCCAGCGCCTGTGGTTCTACCTGAGGGCAGTGCAGTAGTACTCTGTAGACTACGCACACCAGCATTGGTTATTGTGGATGTGCCACTCACAGTAGCAACACTTATTCCAGATCCAGCTGCCACTGACAGCACACCTGTGTTTGAGATAGTGATTGAGTCTGCACCCGAGCTTACCATCATGCTGACTCCACTGCCACTGATCAAGTTTAGAGTGTCACCAAATTCTGTAGCCACCACACTGTTGCCTGCATCAACTTCGATGGTTTTAAAGAATGTCTTTTCTGGATCTATGATCAGGCTGGTGCCAATACCAGTTATGGGATCTCCCCCGATAGTAGAATTGGCTGGAAGATTAACTGTCAGACCGATACCTTTGATCTGTGCATTTCCTAGAAATACACCGTTTGTTGGATCAACTAAAGTATGTTCGCTGGTATAAACTGACTTCCAACGATTCGTAACACTACCAAGACTGCGTAGATTATCTGTGGTTGGACGAAGGTCAGTATCGAGAGTTTCAAAGTTTATAGGTGTAAGGCCGCTTCCGCCACCTATAGTAGCGATTATAACATCAAAATTTTCATTGATCAGTGTGAATGCTTCATTAACATCACTCCATAATAATGGAGGTGCTCCTGGTGATATGTTGTTATTAAATGCGGTGGCTGTGATTAAACTGCTGCCATCTGAAACCACAGTCTGTGATAAATTCACAGTCCATAAACTGCCTGATCCAGAAACGATAAAAGTACCTTGTAATACTCCAGTACCATACAGAGCATTTCCTACTGTGATCGTACCTGATACCAACGAAGTTACAGTAAGGGTAGTTCCTGTGATAGACCCTAAAAATGTTGCTGCCATTATGTTCTCCCTACTGCTATTTCGACTAATCCAATATGGTCTGAATCGTAGTCTTTGATGGCTTTACCGACCACTGTACCTACCTTGATATCTCCGCTGGCAGCTACTGCCACACCTGCTATTCCTGAAGTTATCAATATGTCACCTTTCTTAATCTTTCCTACTACCTTGCAGGGCACACGTCCCTGTAGGGCCACGAGATTTTTCAATCCCGGACAGGCTTCAAACATGGTATAGGCAGCGGTATTAGAAACAACACCTGCTACTCGGGTATCACCTTTTACGGTGCTAACAGTGACTTCTTTGTCACCGCCAAACACCAGTACAGTACCTACTTCATACTGTTCATCACCTTCGTAGTTTTCTGCTAGGTCAGCAGAGTATGTGGCTTGAAGTCTCGATTCATTAGGCGAAGTGCCGGTGAGTGTCCATCTTCCTGTTATTGTACCTGCTGTGGTGTTACCACCAGTGGTTATTTCTGTAATCTGTGCAGTGGTCGCCGTAATAGTTGAACAAATTATAGGTGCGTTTGCTGCGCCAGTCTTGTTCTTAAATTCATGTGAATCATTCCAATATGCAATTTTATTGTTGGCGGAAACTGCAGTATCACTTTGGATTAATATTCCGCCTACCGAATTAAACCCGTAGTATCGAATATAACCACCAGAACCCCCCACTACATCTGTGTCTATGGACAAGTTGGTATCAATCTTGATACTCTGTACGTCTATGGTTCGACCACCAAAGTCTCCATTTGAGTCTCTGGCTATGAGCTCCGATGCTCCGACTAATGCAGATGATCCTGCTGAAGAGTTTATTATACTATAATTTACGTCTGCGGTACTACTAACACCACTAACTCGTTTGAGAAATCCCACACTAGAATATTGTGTTTTCTTTATGGATCCGCCTTCGTCTACCACAGTGCTGAATGCTACTGCGCTAGGCGTAGAAGCAGTCACTGATGAATTACCTACTAAAGTATCTGGAGCCAGTGTTTCTAACTTGCTAACAGCAATAGCAGCAGCAGAGTTTATGTCTGCGTTTACTATGCTGGTTGCAAGATTTAATTTACTATATGCAATAGCAGCAGCAGAGTTTATGTCTGCGTTTACTATGCTAGTTGCAAGATTTAATTTACTATATGCAATAGCAGCAGCAGCATTAATATCACTATTAATGATCGAACCTGCCACAATCTGTGCATTAATCTGATTAAGTGCAGAATCCACTCCTGTTGTAAGCTCAAAGGCAATATCACCAATTACGCTGGCATTTATAGCAGCATCACCTGAACCAGTGAATACTAGAGTATCTCCTGCCTTAGCATTAGTTACAGTATAGTCTTGCAAATTACTTGCTGTCAAGCTGCGTAGATTTACAGCATCCTGTGGATCCGTAGGATCTCCAAGACTAACGATCTTGTTGTTGGCCATCTGCATGGTTCCCTTCATGGCCAACGTGCCATTAAGGGCCATGAAACCACCTGTGATTGAAGGAATTAACTGCCCACTAGACACAGCTGATCCGTCGTGTTGCATGCCTAATCTTCTTTCGATATAGATACGTGCAGCATTTTCTGTAGGCACAGTATCAGTAGCGTTGTCAGTGAATCCCGAATCAGTTGAAAATTCACTAATAGGTACGCCACGTTTGAAACCAATACCGTCTAGATTGCTCAGCGCGATGCTGGCAGCAAAGGTCACAGAGCCTGTGCCTTGGTCAACTCTGAAGTATGGACCCACAGAGAAATTACCAAATTGATCAGTGGTAACATAAAATACACGACCAACATCTCGTTCCTCGACCTCAGTGTCTTCGTTAAGAGCGTTTACGCTTTGGCCATAAATTTCTTTGGGATAGTTAGTGTCTGCATATGATCCTGTACCTATTTCTAAGAGATCATGACTGGTTACACGAGTCAGAGAAATACGTATAGTTAAGTTACCTAGAGCACCATTTGATCTTATAGGCACCGCCACTTTGGCAGTATAACTATCTCGATATGCTATCAAACTATCTACTAATGGTCTATTCAAATATACTCTTGCAAAAGTAGTATTGGTCACAGCTAACGCATCATACTGTGAGACTACGTACTCCTCACCTTTGAACATCAATTTACCACCAGTGAGCCTGCTGATATTTTGATCTGGCACAGCTACAACTGGAAATTGTGTATCTCCCGCTCTACCGAATATTCTGGTAACGGTGTGTGTACCGATCTGGGTACCAGTAGTAGCAATCCCACTTGCTGCTCCGGGGGTCACTGCTAGTGTAAACGTATCAGGTGAGGGGGTAGATTGCACGAAATAATTGATGTTTGTACTTACACCTCCAGGTAGTGCACCTGTGGTTTTGAAACAGATAACATCATCGACAGCAAAACCGTGAGCAGTGACAGTGACCACACCGGGCGTAGCAATAGTGATTGTGGCACCCAGTTCTCCTCCAGCCACCGCGGTCATTGTACCCGAAGCTGTACTTAGAGTTAAGGTGGCACCGCCTTGTGTAGCGCTGACAGTGATCTTTGAATCTGGAACCACACGTCCTGCAGCAGCAGCCACCAGAGTAATGGTTCCACTTACTCCTGATGTATAGGTAAAGGTAGTAGC